GCGAAGTACATGCATAAATCCTCTCCGTACCCCTTGCAGCAATACGTCGATACGGGCTGGGGAATATTGTCCTCAGTAACATAAAGATATTGCGTCTTTTGCTCTGTGAAACTGAGACCGATGATCAGGCTCATCTTGTGGTCCGTCGTTGGATTCTTCCAGATGTGGTCTTCGTGTATGCGAGTCAGAACGTCAATTATGACTTGTTCGTGATTGGCTTCGAGATAATCCAACCCCAAGCCAGAGGCGCTTCCGAATGCATCCTGAAGTCGCTTCATTGCTAAATCGGCAACTGAGGCACTACCAGCATTTGCCACGACCGTGACCCACGGCGATGCCATCAAGATTTGGAGTTTATCGGAAGCCTTCTTGGATATTCCCGTCGATTCTTCCCGGTCAGCACAAATGAGAATGTCTTGTCGGCAGCGGAATGCAGCAATAAGGGTCACGGATTTCCTCCCACCCAGCAGTTTACCAACTTCCTAATCCTCTCTTGAAGCCACTCCACAGAGTTGGCGGCCCTACCGTTGTCGGTCCATTGATCGAGCGGAGCGCATGTTTCAAGGAATCGCTGTATGGATACCCAAGTTTTAAACAAAAAGAAATCTGAACTACTTGCACAGCAAGAATTGGTTTTGAATCAGGCGCAAGAGGCGCACACCAAACTCACGGACGTACAGGAAGCGGCCTTCCAGTCCGCTACCGCCGAAATCAAAGATATTGACCAGACCATCGCCCGCATGGAAGCGATTGCGAAGTCCAAGGCACAGATCAACGAGCCTACTTCCACTCCCTTCATCGCACCGACCGCCAAAGCGAAAAACAACACTAAGGTTGGCTTTTCGGATGAGTACATCACCGAATTCTGGAATCACTTCAAAAATCCAGCCAAGGGCATCAGCAATGCGGCCCTCGGAGAGAACGCACCGACTTACGTCGGAACAGACGGCGGCTACCTCGTCCCGCAGCGCACCGATCCCACGATCCCTGCCTTGGCTGTGAACGAATGCAGCGCCCGCAAGCTGAGCCAAGTCATTGTTACCGACATGGATTTGAAGCTGCCTTTCCAAGCGTCAAAGACCGTGGCGGCTGCTAAGGCGGAATCCCGCACGGCTAACAATCCCTTCGCTGGCACTCCTCCCTCCTTCAACACCGTCACGCTTTCAGCCTATATGGCTGGCGTGCAGGTGCAGGCAACGTGGGAACTGTTGCAGGATGTTGGAGCACTCGAAAGTTTCATCACGGCTGACATCAACCGTGGGATGTACAACTACGAGGAAAATGCGTTCGTCAATGGCTCCGGGACGGGTATCGCTCTTGGCTATCTCAATGGGGCAACCGATGCTAACTCCGCTGCACTGAGCATCAATTCCATTTTAGATTTGACCGGGAATTTAAAGCAGGCGTACTACGCCAACGCAAGTTTCTTGCTCAATCGGCAGGCTCTCATTGCTTTGGTAAAATCGCAGATCGCTGCCAACCAATTCCAAAACTTCGTCACATGGGACACTCAAGGTAATGCCCGCCTGCTTGGCTACCCCGTATTTTTCTCAAGTTCCATGCCCGTCTTCGCCGCTGGATCACCGCCGACCTCTGGTGCCGTCCTCTTCGGGGACTTCTCCGCTGGCTGGGTGATTGGTGATAGGGGCGGGAGCGGAATTCAGGCCAAGGTACTTGACCAACCGGGAGCAGTCAACGGGGTCACGATCATACTCGGTTACAGGAGAACGGACCAACGGTGTCGGATCGCTGAAAGTGTCCAACTCATGACCGTAACAGGCTAAACAGGTTTCATACCAATAATAAGGCGGGGTTGCCTACGGGTAACCCCGTTTCTATTGGCATAAGCAAACTACTGAATCCCTTCCAGTAGATGAATACACAAGCAAACCCCATCGTTGATGCTTATATCCGGGGTGTTTTGAACGGCGCAGTCGTTGCTGGTCAATGGCTGACCAAAGCAGTCAACCGTCACCTCGATGATCTAGCGCACGGACACGAGCGGGGCCTTTATTTCGATGAGGCCGCTGGTCAACGGGTCGTGGACTTCATAGAGGAGTTTTGTGTTCCTAGTGACCGCCCAACAAATACCAAGCTTCTCCCGTGGCAGCAGTTCTGGATTTCACTTTTATTTTCGTGGAAGAAACAGTCAGACGGTACAAGGCGCTGGAAAAGGGCGCTGCTAGAGACCGGGAAGAAAAGCGGCAAGTCATTTTTAACCAGTGCATTGCTAATTTACGCCCTTGTCGCTGACGGCGAAGAGGGCGGGCGCATGTGGTGCGCCGCAAATACGATGAAGCAGGCCCGTCAGGTATTTGGCGAAGCGTGCAGCCTGCGGAACCGCAACACCGAGCTGAGAGGATTGATTCAGCAGTCGGGTAGGGAGCCTCCCCTCGCTTTGTATGTGCCGGGCACGGGTTGCCGATTGGCACCGCTGTCCCGTGACACAGGAACCACCGAGGGTCTGGTCAGCAGTTTTGCAATCTTGGATGAATTGCATTTGGCCAAGGATACTCGGCTGTGGACGATCCTGAAATATGGTTCCAAGACTAGAAGACAACCGCTTTTGATAGGAATTACCACTGCTGGCAGCAGTGCTGGCGGAACTACGCCCGCATGGGCGGAACACGAATTCGCCACTAGATTACTTGACGGACTTGTCCAAGACGACGAATTCTTTCCCTTAATTTATGCCATCGATGAGACGGACGACTACAAACTACCGCAAAACTGGCGCAAGGCAAATCCCAGCTGCGGACCCGTTAGCGAAGGCTACCTATTTGATGTGGACGTGTTGCAGAAAGAGTTTGACGAAACTGAGTCCAAGCCTTCTGCCCGTGGCGATTTTATCCGCTTCAGCTGTAATCGTTGGAGCAACGAGTCAGAGGACCCGGCCATCGAACTCGCCAAATGGGATGCGTGCTCCATCGTGCCGTTATCCAAGCATCCCGATCCCGTCAAGTTGAGGGCCGAGGCCATTGAACGCTTAAAAGGCAGACTTTGCTTCGGCGGCGTTGACCTCGCACCAAAATTGGATTTAAGCAGCCTCGTGCTCCTGTTCCCGCCCCGTGATTCAACGGAGCGCTGGGAAATTCTCGAATACTTTTGGATTCCTGCCGACAACATTGAGCCACGGGTTAAACGTGATCGTGTGGATTACGACCTTTGGCGAGATCACGGTTTCTTGGTCACGACTCCCGGCAACCTGACGGACGTTAGATACATCAGCGAACAAATTGTGGAGTTGTCGAACTACTTTGACCTAAAAGAAATCGCATACGACTCGGCTTGGTCCGGTGAGCTGATAAGACTGCTGGGCGAAGCAAACTTCCCCATGAGCAAGTTTGTTGACCACCCGCAGACGCATCAAAAAATGAATGTCCCGTGTCAGGAGTTTATGCGGAAGGTGTTGCGAAAGGAATTCATTCACAGCGCCAATCCTTGTATGCGTTGGCAAATAAATAATTTGCGCTGGAATACGCAAAAGGGAACAGGTTTTATCCGACCAGACAGAGGTTCAAAGCGGCAGAAAATCGATGGTCCCGCCTCTTTGATGATGGCTCTATCCCGTGCAATCTCCCCCGACAACCGCCCTAAGCCCACCTTCTGGGTCGTAACTTCGGCCTGACGTTCGCCTGAATTCGTACTATCCCAACCATAAGTAGGCGAAATGATGCAAAAACTAAAATTGTGGGATCGTGTCAAATCTCTTGTCTTTACCAATGATGCGACCACTTCGACTCTGGCGAGTCCATCCGCCGACCTCATTGAATCCCTGATGGGATTTCCGACCGCAGCCGGAAAAGCGGTCACGAGATTAACCGCCATCAGGGTCGCAACCTTCCTTTCTGGCGTCAAAATGATGTCATCTGACATCGCCAAGTTCCCGCTGGTACTACGCAGCACCACGAATGTAGGCGGGCGCATTCGCACCATACCCGCCGTGGATGAACCGCTGTATCCCCTTTTGCGGTATTGCCCCAACCAGTGGCACACGAGTTACCAGATGCGATTCTTCCTCGCCAGCCAGCTAATCATGGCCGGGAATTGTTTCTGCCAAATTATCAGGAATCAAAAGGGCGATGTGCTTGCCCTGAATCCTCTGGACGCATGGCGCATGGCGCAGAAATGGGATTTGAGCGTACCGGGCAAGCCAGTTTTGTACTGGATGTTTTCCACGGACAACGGGCTGCGGCGGTTTGAGCAATCCGACATCTGGCACACCAGCAATTCCAATTTCGAGGGAAACGGCGTCGAGGGTTCGGCGGTAATCGCCCTTGCCAAAGAATCCCTTGCGCTGCTTATGGCAGGAGAAGAGACGAGCGGGCGAAGTCTAGCGAATGGGCTTGGAATGGGCGGCTTCATCACATTCCCCGTGGACTCGCCGCTTACGGAACCGCAGGCGCAAAACGTCGTGGATCGCCTGAAAAAAGATTTCAGCGGCACTCAGAACGCCGGAAAGTTCACGATTCTCCCCGGTGGCGGTCAATGGCAGAACATGACGTTCAACGCCCGTGATTCGCAGCTCCTTGAGAGCCGGAAATTCAATGCACAAGAAGTGGCCCGCACCCTCGGCGGTGCGCCGCTTATCGTAAAGTTGGGATTAAATGAAAGCAATTCAACCTATGCCAGTACTTCCGCCTTCATCGAGGATTATTTCAACACTGCACTATTGCCCCATTGCACCGCCCTTGAGCAATCAATTACCCGTGACCTCATTGCGCCTAAGGATCGGACCCGGCTCTACGCTAAGCACAATGCGGACGTGATTCTAGCTGGCTCCAAGCGGGAACGGGCTGAGACTTATGAAATTCAGTTGCGCTCCGGGCAGATCAGCGGCAACGAATCTCGTGTTAACGAAGATCGAGACACGGTAGACGGCTACGACTTTTACCAGTTGCCCGCTAATAGTGCCGTGTACGTTCCTGCCACTCAGGAAATTTTCATTCCCGGCCAACAGACCCCGGCTCCTGACGAAACGGAAACAGCGCCGCCAGTCGAAGAAGCGCCGCCGCCCACGAATCCGCAACAGCAAGAAACTGTGCCGTCTCCGCAACCCAAGAAGAAAGGCAAAGGCGCTACCGCACGACTGGAAACACTTGCCAACTCATTGGTAGAGCGGGTTATGCGGAAGGAACAGAAGTCAGGCTCCGTGGATGCCAAATTTATTTCTGAAGTGCTGAACATTTCACTGCAACAAGCCGAAGTGTTTCAGGCGCGGCGCAAGTCCGGGCAACCGATATACGAAGAGGAAAGACTGATGCTGGTCTCACTCACAATGGGAGAAATTTATGACGAACAAACTTAATCCGCTCCACTTTTTCAATGCCGCAACCGCCGATGATGTCCTTACGCTGAACATCATGGACGTGATTGGCTCCGACCTTTTTGGCAATGGCATCACTGCCCGGATGGTCACGGATGCAATCAACCAAGCGGGACATTTCGAGTCCATCACGCTGAGTATCAATTCGCCCGGAGGCGAACTGTTCGAGGGCGTGGCGATTTACAACACACTCCGTGCGGTGGGCAAGCCTGTGAATGTGGAAATCATCGGGCTGGCGGCTTCGGCTGCATCCCTCATTGCCATGGCGGGCAACACCATCACCGCCATGCCCGGTAGCGTGATGATGATTCACGAAGCGATGGCGCTTTGCATGGGCTACGCAGCGGACATGCTTAAGGAAGCGGCAGTGTTGGAAACAGTCACCAGTAGCGCTGCTGACCTCTACGTGGCGAAAACGAAGTTGTCCAAGACCAAGGTGCTGGCACTGATGGCAGCAGAGACATGGATGGAACCAAAGGAGGCGGTGGAACTTGGGTTCGCCGATGAGGTGAGCAGCACGAAGAAAGCCCGTGCCGCCGCTACGAATTCATTTGACCTCAGTCGCTTCAAGAACGTTCCCAAGGAGTTGGTTGAGCCTGAACTCCCAGCGGATGTGGAAGTAATTCCGTGTGATCACTCTACACCTTGCGGCTACGAGCATTACAAGATGAAAGATGAACCCGATCCATTGATTGACATCTTCCGCCACCGTTTGGAAATGCTGAGGGCCTAAATGTACGAACAGCTTTTAATTCCGAGAATGAATCCGGCAGTGACGCCCGAAGAGTTGGCGTCATTTGCCCGTTTTGATTTGCCCGACCAATACGACACAAGCAGTCCGCCTCTCATCACGGCTGATTACCAGATGATCCTTGACTACATCGATGCGGCCACGGATTTCGTGGAGGAATTGACCGCAAGGGCTACGACTTCGCAAACGTGGTTGCTGACGCTAGATTTTTTCCCCGGCCAGCAAGACCCACGGTCTTTGATTAATTACGAGATGGGGCTTGCCTATGACTGGACACCTTTTTGGTGGTACGGGAGTTTCCCCAAGGAGTCCATTGAACTAATTCGGCGTCCTGTGAACGCTGCAAGCACCACATCACCGCCGATCCCGCTGGTGGTCGTATACACCGACGATAACGGGATTGTGCAGACGATGGACCCCACGACCTACGCAGTCTTTGCCGACAAGATCACGCTCAATGTGGGCGAGACATGGACGAACATGATAAGCCGCCGACAGGATTGCATCCAGATTGTTTACCCGTGCGGCTACGGGGACACGGCGGACACAGTGCCCAGCCGCCTCAAGATGGCAATCCGCTTCCTCGCTGGCTGGTGGTACGAAAACAGGATGCCCGTGGCAACGGAGCCGACCACGGAAGTCATGTTCACCGTCAACGCATTGCTTGGTGGGTTCAAGCTGATGAGGATACCCCGGTAATGCTGCCTAAAACACCATCAGGGGTACGGCGCAAGAGCGCCACGGATTACAACGTGCGGGTTTCGTTTCTCAGCGGAGACGACGTTGACAATTTCGGAAACATTGCAGCGCCCAGCGTCTATTGCACCTGTTGGGCGAATGTGAAAGCGATGCAATCGGT